ATTAGGTGTTTGTTGACCATTTGCAATTCTTTTTTTTAAATAAATATCTTGTTTAATTTCATCTTTAATAAACATTTTATAATCGCCTTGAAGTAAACAATGTGCTTTATCTCGATTAACGTAAATTTGTGGAACTCCAAACTTTTCTCTACTTTTAATTCCATGTTGTGTTTCTTGAACTCTACTAATACTTTCCTTTAAACAAAAACATTTAACCCTTTCAACATAACCATCTGTTATAATATCCTTAAACATTATACCTCTATCTTTTGGCTGTGGTATATCAGTTACTAAATCAAACATTGTTGCCTTAGTTTTAATATTACTCCAATAGTACCTATCACGCAATTGAGCAGTAACTAAACTACTATTAATTCGTACTGGATAAACTCCCAATGCTCTTGACATAATACCAACATCTAACTTTGATGCACTTCCTACATTTTCTTGTAAAAACAATACATTAGGGTTAATCGATTTGATGTGATTTAGTATATCAACAAACACAAAGAACAAACTTGATTTGCTTCCATTAATTCCTGCACGTTTACCAGCAGCAGATAAATCTTGGCAAGGCGAACCACTTAATATTAAATCAATACTTTTCCAATCAATATCCCACTCACGCCATTTAGTTACATCTCCAACTTGAATAGTATCAGGGAAGTGATATTGTGTTAATTCTATTGCATAAGGTTTTATTTCGCTTGAATAATATTTATTTACTTTTATACCAATATTCTCTAAAGCTTGTCTGCCTGTATTCATTCCATTAAATAAACTTACTACATTCATAATTCTATTATTTTATCATATAATTCAAAAAATTGTTCAGGTGTTGCAATAAATTCATAAATGCCACCTGCTGCTCGTTCTCGTTTCTGTTCTCTAAGTTGATATTCACTTGCTTTGTCTTTGCCTATTTTAACCTCAATTTTAACGCTTCTACCTTTAATCGTTGCAGTAATATCACTTGTCCCTTTTCTAGTTGTAGATGGGATATAAGTGCCACCACCTGCAATCTTATGACCTTGTGAGTTCTTAGCTTCAATGTAACGACCTGCTGAACTTATCCGAGTTGCATTGCTACCAGTCCAATTTAAGAAGTTGCATATTAACTTAGTCAATCCATTAGCAGTTTTATACTTTGGCAAAGTTGGATTAGTATAATGCCCATCTCTAACAAAATTGGGAGCAGTCCTTTGAGTCTTGTTGTAATGTGCTTCATTATAACGTTTTTTCCATTCCATAACTAAATAAATTTAAAAGTAAATGATGAATGTTTGCGATGACCATTGGCACATAGTGCAACTGTTGTCCTACTAACACCTAACATCTTAGCAGCTTCTGAACCACTATCATAAATTTCAACTCCGCCATAAGTATCGGTTACCTTTACTTTTTTACTAGATGACTGGCCCCTGGTTGTTTGTTGCGATAATTTACTTTGTATTTCTTCGGCAAAGTTTTCTGATTTGTAAACAAAGCACCAGCCTTTTGTTTGTTTGAATTTACCTTGGCATACTAGATAAATACTTTCAACTGCTGCTTTGCAATGCTCAGCTGCATGAGTTAAACTTTCAAATTCGTGGTAAGTGCTACTAATCAACTTAAATCCTATTACTTCAACTTTTCGCATATAATTCTTTTTTAAGGTTATTAACTTTTGTTAGTCCATATTCTATTACATCCTTTCGATAATTAGGGTCATCAAAATCAATCTTATTATCTTCATATAAAACATCTTCTAATTCGTCAATTAGATATTGCTTTTCTTTTGCTTTAGCTTGTATAATTATTTTTATTAACACATTCATATCATCATGTTTATCTGATAAAAATAAAAATTTATGAGGTTCATCTGTTAATTTATCAATCAACCATTCTAATGGTGTTTCTTTTTTCATTTTTAAAATTTATTATGTAAATAATACCAAATCTTTTTTGCAAAATATTTAGTTGTTTCCCAAATAACTATTGATAATATTACTTTATTCATAGCTTTTCTATTTCTTGTTTAACTTCAAATAAAAAATGATTATTTTTTATGTAAAATTGTAATGCCTTTTCTCCTAATTGATTTAGATATAATTCGCCATTTTGTACAATCATTTCATCAACTGCTATTAATGAACAACTCTTTGCTATAAGAGTACATAGTATTTCTTCTCCTACTTCTGTGTCTGTGTTTTGAAGTAATATTCGATATTTATCTACTAATTCGTCTGCTTTTTGTTTTGGTGTCATTGTTTATTTATTAAAAGTTTGATTGTAATATTTCTTGCCATTAACATATTCTTCTTGTTTCTGTTTTAACATTGCAACTCCAAAACTGAAACCTTTGTCGTAAGCATTAATAATCTGTTGTTCAAACATTTTATTAGATTGTTCTTTAAACTCATCAATATACTTTTGCTGTAACGATATTGCAGGACTTAGTTGTTCAATCAGCCAATCTACTGATGTTTGTTGTTTCATTTTCATACAATTTTTACAATATAAAATATCTTTTAACCCTGTGCATATAACAACGCTACATTCTACACATAGCATTGCTCCATTGCCTCCGTTTAATTTATGTATCGGTTTTTTATTCATCATCATTGTTGTATTTTATAGATAAAAAAATTGATATTATATTTAAGACTGTGAGGACGATTGCGAATATTAGCATTTTGTTTTAATTAAATAATTCAATAAAATCTTTTGCTGGTGCAATTTTAATGTCATTAGCTAAATATGATGTTATAGTTTCTGCTGTATAAAATCTTATTTTGTCATATCTATAACCTCCATTACTTCTTCGCTCCCAATGTGATATACATAAACATTCATAATATTTATTATTATAATATGAAATTACAATCCATTCAGTTATATACTTTTTTTTATTAAAAGTCTTAGGATTTTCAGTTGTAAATTCCATACGAAAAGTTTTTCCTATCAAAGTAGTTTGACCACCAAATAAACTTAATTTAAATTTTACACCAAGTATCTCTGTAGTCTTACTATACCAGTATTCTCCAGCTACTAATTCTAGTTCATATTTTCTAAGATGATTTACATTATCAATAGACATATCATATAATAATTGTGTATAATCATTACCGATTGAAATATTGAAAGCTGCATCAATATCAAAGTTTTCATTAGCCAACTTTAGGGCATTTAATTTTTTTACCATTTGTTTTATTTTGTTTTGTTTAAAAATTTATATTTTAGTTTTATCGCAATTTTCACCCTTATAAAAGTGTTTATTATTTCTATTCATTACAGTTCCATTAATGGGGTATAGTTGCTCCATTTCTTGTTCAGTTATGCCTCCGTTGATTTGCCATAAACCCACTCCTTTTGAAATTAAGAAAGGAGTTTCATTTCTGATTTGTTTGTGGTGTAAATACTTAGTAATTGTTAGCATTAAAATAATTTTGTTTGTTTATTTAATTCTACAGCTGATGCAATGTTTTTCTTTGCTAAATCATAATAGCTTTCTTTTAATTCAAAACCTATTCCTTTTCTACCCATTTTTACAGATTGAAAAACCTCACTACCAATACCCATAAATGGAGTTAATACTGTATCTCCTTTATTTGAATAAAGATGTATTAATCTTTCAATAGTATCAAGTTGTAATGGGCAAATATGCTTTTCATCGTTTGCATCCCTACCATTTCTATATCCTTGTAGTGTGTTACCATAATTAATATCCATCCATACAGGCGAAGCGTATTTTTGCCATAAATCAACAGGCAAATCAGTATTGGTTACAGGGTTGCTTCTTTCTCCATCCTTTCTAAATATCATTACATAATCAGGAATACCAACCCTTGACATTGTACTATCTTTTTTTACTTGTTTATGCAGCAATCCTAAAGCCTTTGTTCTTTGCATTTCAACAACTGGATCCTTCCAAATTGTAATTCTGCTAGCATAATAAAAACCAGCATCCTCAAATGCTTTTAAAAGTAATCCACTAAAATCACGCAAACCAATATATCCGTGTTTACCTTTTTGTATTGGCAAATCCATACAATGCACAGCAACATTTCTGCCTTGCATCATTACTCTATAAAGTTCTTTTATTAAAAAACTAAATTGGGTTAAAAATTCGTTGTAGTCTTTACTATTACCCATATCTTCCAAATGACTTGAATAAGTATATAATTCTGCAAATGGCGGACTAAATACACTTAAACCTATGCTTTCATTAGGTATATCTTTTATTAGGTTAATACAATCACCTCTTTTAATTATGTAATTTTCGTTCATTTCACTTTCAATATCATAATTAGCAGTAGTCATTGTTTGATTATTTAAATTAGCATTTATCGCTTTACTCATTTCATCTTGCATAATCTCAAATTGTTTTTGTTTGGTATCAATGGCTTGTTTAACATTTGCCATTGTATCAGTTGTTATTAAATAAATGTTTACTTCGTTCTTTTGCCCAAATCTGTAACTCCTACGAATGGCTTGATACAAACCCTCAAAGCTAAAATCCAAAGACGCAAATATTTGGTTTCGGCAATTTTGATAATTCATTCCAAAACTTGCAATCTTTGTTTTGGTTATTAAAATTCTAAAATCATTATTTGCAAAACCCAATAGCTTTTCTTTTTTCCATTCGTTGCTATCGCTACCTTTTACTTCAACAGCATCAGGAAGTAATTTTTTAAGCATTTCGCCTTCCTCATTTTGCTTTATCCAAATTATAAAATTTTCATCAAGTTTTGAATTTACAATTTTAACAACTTCATCAAGTCTTTCTTTTTTTGTTTGTCTTAATTCTGAATTAAAGTTTGTTGCTGAAATGATAGCATCATTAAATAATTGACCATTATCTCTATTAGGAGTTATTATTAACTTTTCAATTAAGTTTAATTTAGGCAAATTATATCCATTCATTTCAAATCCAATATCCATTGGTTTATTTAACATTATTGCCCATGTTCCTATAAACTGATAAAATAATTTAGTTGCATGTCCTTTCAATCTCCATTTAGCAGTTTCTCCTCCATCGTGAACAAAATACATTGCTAGCATTTCATTTCTGCTCATTACATCTAAAAATTCACTATGATTACCTAATTCCATTGGGTCATTAGGTGAAGGAGTAGCAGTGCAAGCAAGTTTGTAAGGTGTATTAGCAAAGTTATCTAATATTAGTTTTTTTGTAGCACCTTCAAAATTTTTCAAAATACTACTTTCATCAAGAACAATTCCGCTATATTTTGAACAATCAATATTATCAAGTTGCTCATAATTATCAGCATCAATACAATCTATATTTATACCAAATTTAACTGCTTCTTGTTTTGTTTGTTGAACAACTGCTAATGGTGCTAAAATCAATACTGGCTTATTAGTATGCAGTGCAACTTGTTCTGCCCAACTTAACTGCATTAAAGTTTTCCCTAATCCACAATCGGCAAAAATTGCATACTTACCAGCTTTTAAAGCACGTTTAACAATAAACTCTTGAAATGGGAATAGATTTATGTTTAGATTTGTTGGTTCAAATCCACTTTCAATGTGTGCTTTTTGTTTTGTTTTTAAAAATTCATTATATTCCATTGCTATCAATATTTATAGGGTTAATAATTGATTTAACTAATCCACGTTCTTTAAAGCTATTAACTAGCTGTTGCACTTCAATAACTGCAACTGGTGAATAAACCATTGCATCTATTAACTCACCGAGTAGCTGGTAGCGTTCTTGCTGGATCATTTGACACCAAGTTGGGTAATCTTCAACATTACTATCATCAATGTTAAATTCTAATCCATCAATACCTTGATACTTGTTTTCTTCTAATTTGATTAAAGGCTCATTATGCAGTAAGAAGTCTGCATTTACTTTTGACTTGTAATACTTTTTCATGTTTAAAAAATTGTTGAAATGCAAAACTATAAAATAAATTCAAATAAAAAAATTTATTTTTTTCTATGTAGAAAATATTAACTTTGCAGTATGAATTTTATAGAACAAATTATAGAAGCTGGCTTTGTTGAACAAGGACAAAAACAGTTATTAGAAATATTACCACATAAAGAAAAGTGGATATCGAAATGGTGGCAACAATATCCTTATGGTCAACATTGGTTTGGATTAAGTAAAGATAATCCTGATGCATGGTTTCGAAAAGATGGTTTTGATGGTGTACTGCAAATTAGTTTACAAGGTTTCCAAATACCGAAACCTACAAAAGAAGAGGATAAAATATTAATGCAAAATATGTCTTGTAGATATATATGTTTAATGATAGGCAAAGAAAAAATATACGAAAGCTTCTCAGGCAAATTGCCACCTGATAATATAATGAATGAATTTATTAATGCAAGTAAACAAATAATATGAAATTAATTACTGTTCGAGAATATGCCGAAAGTCAAGGTTTGACACCTCAGGCAATTAACTGGAGAATAAATAAATTGAAACAATTAACAAATGTTAAACAGGTACATAAATTAAATAAAAGATGTACGATGTTAGAGATGCAGTGCAATCGGTTGCGTAAATAATAATTTTTGTTATGTAGAAAGTACCATCTTTGTGTAACAAAATAAAAAACAAACAACATGAAAATTAAAACACTAATCTATTTATTAATCTTACTGGCAATCGCTGGTTACATTCAGAATGATATATGCAAGTAGATAAAAACCTTTATTCAAACGAGCCGACTGCTATGTCTATTCAGTTAGAGATAGAGCAAAGAAATTGGCAACCTAAAGCAGAACCAGCACCAGTTATTAAACGTGCTAAAACAACATTTAATCAAAATGTATGTAGCACTGTTTACGAAGTATATCAACACAATTTATTAAACCCAAATACATAAACAAAATGGAAGCACTTGTAAAAATTCAAAACGAGTTAAAAGTCCCAAAGGGCAAATACAACACATTCGGCAGATACAAATACAGAACTGCTGAGCAGATATTAGAAGCTGTAAAGCCTATATTATTGAAGCATAATGCTACTTTAAGAATAACAGATAGTATTGAAGTAGTTGGTAGTAAATTATTTTTAAAAGCAACAGCTACAATATGGTATAATGAATGTAGAAATTATATCGAATCTAATGGCTTTGCTGAAATGTCTGAGCATAAAGGAATGAGCAGCGAACAATCAACTGGAACTGCTTCAAGTTATGCTCGTAAGTATGCTTTGAATGGTTTATTTTTAATAGATGAATCAGAATCCGATGCAGATAGTATTGAAGGGGATAAGCAGCATATTGAAGCAGCAGCTATTGAACCAAAGAAGCAACCTATTAATGCAGTTAGATTTGATAAAGCTATTGCTGCTTTAAAATCCGGCAAAACAAATATTGAAACAATAGAAGCATTTGAACTTACACCAGCACAACAAGAACAATTACAATTATATAAAAATTCTAAAATTTAAACAACATGAAACTTTACAGCGAAAGAACAATTTTAAAAAAACTTGAATCATTAAGCATTACTAATCCTGCAATCTTTTTTGATGGCATGGAGCAAGAAAAAGAAGAAGAAAAAGTAAATGATCAATTTAACTTTATGATGCTTGAAACAGTTACTAAGCTAGTAGCAGCTAAAGTAGCTAACTATGGGCATTGTGATGATGAAGAAGTTTTGGACTGCTTCAAATTATCTCGCAAAATAATAAACTTTATTAATAACAAAAATTTGCAAAATGATGAAAAAAATTAAATCGTTTTTTTATAAACGAAAGGTCACTAAATTAGCATCTGCATTATTGCCAATATTATTACTAGATGAAGTATATACAGAGAAAGAGTATGCAGTTGATGATGCAATATTTTTTGCAAAACTACTTTTAAAAGAAATTAACAATGAACTTAAGTAATATTTCAGATCAACTTACAGAACTAGAAAAGCAGAATGAAGCTATTAGTTTTAGATTATATTTAATCGAAAACTATAATCAGCAAGTACTACAATGGAGAAATGAAGTATTTGAATGTTTGAAAGGATTAACAAAAACTCAGGCACAACAATTAACTATGGCAGACTTTCAACCAAAACCGATAACTAAGTTCATTCCTGAACATTTAAGTAGTAATGATTTACTAACTATTTATAAATCAATGGAGCATATACTTCCGTCTGCCGGCAAGTATGAAGCAGAATTATTATTTATTATTTCAAATTTTAAAAATTATGAAAAAAAGAAAACAAAGTAAAGTAGTAGCAATTAATGGTTTTATATCGGTGATGTATAACGATGTTAAGCATAGAACTACACACTACAGAAACTACTCTGAACGTAAGAAAATAATTGATAATTTTAAAACCTTGAAACTTCCAGTTAATAAATGGTATTATGTCATAGAACCTAATACAGAAGATTTAAAACATTCATCATCCTGCCGAAAAATAAACGACTTAATATGATAGAGTTTTTAAGACATATAGGCTATTTATATTGTTTTTGCATAGATGATATAATTGATGAATTCAATGACTTTAACTTTACAGAAAACGATTTTTAATTAAACAAACTCGGCGGAGTTACGCATAAATTATGGCAACAAATATAAGCATCAAACTAGATGTAACTAAGATTGACAAAGAGAAACTTTACAAAGGTGATAAAGGCACTTACCTTGATGCAACTATCTTAATGAAAGATGAAGCAGATCAATATGGCAATATTGGAATGATAGTGCAAAACGTAAGTAAAGAAGATAGAGATGCTGGCGTTAAAGGTGCAATATTGGGGAATGTGAAATATATTGCTAAGCAAGTGCAACAAGCGAAATCAGTTCAAGTTGATTTGAGTCAAGATTTACCTTTTTAGTTTTCATATTTAGCTTTCGATTAACCAGGGGAGTGTTTATACACACCCCTTTTTTTTACCTAAAATATAGTTTAGCTTCTGCTTTTCTTCGCCTAACTAATCCTGCTAATGTTTGACCATCTGCTTTAGTCCACATAAGAAAAGCATCAACAATAGTTAAGTCTGCTGGATTATAATTAACTCTTTTAAGTAATGTAGAATTTTTTAAAGCACCAGTTCCACAATTATAAGCAAATGAAACTAAGGCATCAAATTGGCGTTGGTTTACTGCATCTGTAGTCATTGCATCAACTTCTTTTGCTTTCTGATTTAGTTCAAACCTCATCCATTCTATTGCTTGTTCTTCAGTACAAGGATAATCTTTCAATGTTACTTTTTTTCCATTAGGGTAGATAATAGTTCCATATCCTATTGTAGGCACTTTTGCCGGGCATAAATAAGGTTTTGAAAAAAAGCCCTCAAATGATTTAACTAAATCAATACAAGCATCTGATATTTGTGTAATTTTTGGCATAAATTATATTTATTAATTTTCTATTTTTCTATAATTATTATCCCAAATTAATTTAGCCATTTCTGCGGAGTGTCCTTCAACTTTTATTTCAGACCATTTTGGGTTTTGTATGTGTACAATTTCGTGAATTAGTGTTTGCAGATGTTGAACTCCTTTCAACCTTTCGTCTATGTATATTACACCTGTTTCTTTGTATGCAAGTCCTATGGCTTTGTGTTTGCCAAGTTTTTTGTGTACTATTTCGTTTACAGATTTCATCGGATTCCTAAAAAATCTTTCAACCCATCTAAATCAATAGTATCATTTTTTATACCCTCATTTTCACCAATAATTTTATGAAAAATTATTTTATTTTTTACTATTTGTTTGGCTTCTGATTTACTATCTGCTTCGATAATAGTTTTCATTTTTTTGCCAAATATTTCAAAGTAAATTATGTATGTTTTCATAGTGTTGATTATTTGCTTTATTGTCAAGTATTATGCTCATTATAGTTGACATATTACATCACTTCGCCATTATATATACGGTAATTTCTAAACTTAAACTTCCCTTTCTCACTTACATCAATCATTGCGAATCCATGATTCCACTTATTCATTGGTAACCACTTCGGAGTCAAACCACATAAACAACCTACACTATAAGTTGTCATTAATTTTCCAAAGATATTTGGTTCTGTGTGTTCGCTTGAAGTATGGCAATCGCCCTTTACTGCTGAATGTTTAGCTTGCAGAAATAAACCTCTTGCTGCGTTTACCGGGTTGAATACACCACGACCGAATTCGTGACCATGAATAAAAGGCAACCCATTCATTACAACTATTCTTTTATCCCTTATTATGCTAATATTAGGGCATCTTTTCTTTACTATAGCTTCCAATTCAAACTCCTCAACTCCCTTTAATTCGTGGGCTTTCTGATAAAGAAAACTATCATACCTTTCTTCATGGTTGCCGAACTTGTAATATATCTTTGCACCTTTAAATATTTTTTGCAACTCGGCAATAAATTCCTGCAAAATATCTAGTTCCTCGCTAAATCTTTTTTTACGTGGGTCTTTTTGAAAATAACTAATCGAATGAAAGTCCACTAAATCCCCATTGATGAAAATAAAATCAGGACTTTCTTTTTTAGCAAAGTCAATGGCAGCAGTTAATGCCGAAACTGAATGATAAGGTAAATGAATATCATTAATAATAAATCCTTTTTTATGCCCTTTAATATGGAATAACTCAAAACTTTCCTCATCAGATTTCGGCAAAATGTAAGGTGTAGTCGTTCTATTTTTTTCTGTAAAAAGTGTTTTATCTTTCATTTTTGCTTTGTTAGCTGCTCCACTTTTACCCTCAACTAATCTTATGCAGCTTCTAGCACTTTCTACATTTGTGAAGCATTCAGGATGCTTTTCATACATTATTCTAGCTAGCTTAGCAGTTGGAATATCAGCACCATATTTTAATCTAAATTCTCTTGCAATATTTAATTTAGTTGGTTTTGCTTGCATATTTTAAAAAGGTAGTTTAAAACCCCTTACGAAATTAAACACTTTAAAACCAAAGTAACAAAAAATTATAATAAACAATAGCCAAAAGTTAAACTTCCATTTATTGATTAATTTTTTATTAATGGTTAAATCCTTATTTAGCTTTTCAATTTCTTTATTATTGTCATCAATAACGCTTTTTAATTGAACATTAAAATAAGTCAATCTACTATTCTCAATACCCATATTATAAAGGCTCAATGTATCTTTTTGAGTTACTATTTTAGTGTGATAATGATCAATGTAAATAGTGTCAAATGGCAACTCATTATAAATGCTATCTATGTTTATTTCAGGACATCCTTTCAAAAGCTGGGCTTTCAATTTATTAATGACATTTATGTCTTGCACCCTTACTATTTTAGTAGTAATTGAATCCTTTACTATTGTCTTAATTTCAATAGGGAAGTTTGTGGCACAGACTCTACTAATTAAATCTTTTTTCTTTTCCTTATAACTACTATCAACATCACTATTAACTGCCTTATATGGCTTTAATGCTTTCTTTTCAGCATTGCAGCTTTGCAGTCCTATTATAGTAGCAAGTGTAAGTATTAATGCAATTAATAAAACTAATTCTTTATTTGGCGGATACTTCAAAACGTGATGTGACATATTAATCTTTATTTATAAATTGATGTAAGTAACAAGCATGTAACACTTGTTACTTAGATGTTACTTTTTTTTATGAAGTTTTTGTATATTCCTCTCCATTGGCTAAAACAACTTCAAGGGTATTTAATATTCCACTTAACCCTACTCTAAGCCATAACATTATTAAACTATTTTCAGTATAACCCATAGCTAATAACATTACTATTGATGTATCACTTAACATTGTCAAAGCTCTTTTTAATTTTCTAAACCATTTAGGTGCCGGCTTGTTTGCATTGTCTAGTGATGCTGTAATTTCTGCCATATTATTTAGATTTTTTAATGTAGTAACGAATTGCAAAACAACCTGCAACAATACTTACACAACTAGCAGCTAATGTAAATATAGGCTGTATTGATGTGATGCTTAGGTATGTTCCCAATGCAGAAATTAAAACTAAAATTTTACCTGCAAAAGTGTCTTGATGTTGCATTTTATTTATTTAAAATTTTTTCTAATTCTTTAACCCTCGCCTCAAGCTGTTGAATAGCTTTAACCATTGCAACATAAATCGCTTCGCTTTCTAAACCTAATTTGCTTTCAGGATTTTCAGGCTCTAATTTTCTAACTATTTTAGGCATTATGTTTTGAACATCTTGAGCAATAAAACCATATTTTAAATATGTTTTAGTACTATCTGAATTATAATAATAAGTTTTAGGTTTTAATCTTAATATTTCATTTAATCCATAAGGTATATCTTCTATATTATTTTTTAAAGTACTATCAGATGGATTTGTAGAAGTAAGTACACCTGAATTACTATAAACTATTCCAGTTGCTAATGATGATAAAGTAACATTACCATTACCTTTTACATTAAATAAAGAACCTCCACCAATGCCATTTTCTACTTGTAAAATAATTTCTCCACTTGCTAATGTAGTTCTATTTGTTGCACCATTCCATTTATATCCAACAAAATCAATACAGGGAGCTGTTGGTGATGTACCACCTTGATAACCTATAAATGCTAATGGTATGCTTGTATTTACACCACTTCCCGTAAATCCAGCATATTGAATGCCTCCATTTGTTCCACTATATGGTCCTGTAAATGCCATTGTCGTACTACTTATTGCTGGATTAAATGATACACTTGAATAATTAGGTGTAGTAGCATCTGCATCATTCATTTGCCAAGTTGGATTTTGACCAGCTGTGGGTGTAGTTATGTTTATATATGGAGTTTGAATGCTATTAGAAAATATATTTGTATTAGTCCAAGTATAGTTTTTAGTAGTATCTATTCCTATTGTTCCTGTTGTTGTTATTGGAGAAGTACCGGTAATTCCACGACCTAAAGTAATGCTTGTTACTGTTCCTGTTCCTTTTGTAGATACATTGGTATTAACGCTATCTATCTTTTTTTGCAATAACAATTTAGTAGCTAAAATAGAAGTATCAGCTATTATCGTTCCACTTGTTGTTATTGTTCCACCACTTAAACCATTTCCAGTTGAAATGCTTGTTATTGTTCCAGTAGTGCTTGATGTTCCTGCACCTATTGCTGCTCTAAATGAAGTTGAATCTAAAGTTGAAATAGTATTATCTGCATTTATTTGTGTGAATCTTTTTGCAGATGGGTTAGGTAGTGTGTAAAAATTATCTCCTACTGTTGTAGAGCCTAAGTTAGTTCTTGCCGTTGCTGCTGTACTTGCACCAGTACCACCTCTATTTATTGCTACATTTGATCCATTCCATGTTGCAGAAGTTATTGAACCTGCATAATCGAATGTGTTTGTTGACCAGCTTACATTTGATGGTGCTTGCGAATGTGCATCCCATAAACCAGCAGCAGTTTGATTATCTATCAATTCTATAATTACATTAGCACCTGATGGAATAGATTTAACTAAAGTATTTGAATTATTATTAACTGTTATAGTACCTTGACTTTGATTATTATTAAATGTAAATAATGCTCCAAGTGGTAATGTTTGAGCATTCGGAAGTTTTATTGTTTGCCCATCTCTACCAGTAATTAAATAATATGGCGTTGAATTAACTGTTAATATTATTGGAGTTGTAGTTGCATCTATTGAAGTAAATCCATAAAAGAAATTGTTTGCACTAACATTATTGCTACCATAACTGCTATAAGGTACATATCCAGTTAATGATGCACTTGTTAAATATGCTTTTGGGTTACTTGAATAAGGATAATAACCACCAGCAATTGAGTCTGATTTATTTAATTTTAAATTAATTCTATTACTAAGTGAAGCAGTATCTGTTGCATTTAGTTTTAGATTAATACGATTAGATAGTGAAGCAGTATCAATTTTTCTTAAATAAGGAGTTAGCATTGCAGCTGTATCAGTATATTTCACACGAAGATTAATTCTATTGCTTAATGATGTGCTATCAAATGGTATAGGGTTATTTGCTAGAATAGCACTATCAACTTGATTCTTTCTGTAATACCTAACTAAAAAAGCAGTATCTGTTGTGCTGATTGTTTTCCATTTAGTACCACTCCAAGCATAACAAGTAGCATCTATCTGAGCGATACCTAACTTATTGTTAGTGGTATCTGTAGGCAATATTAAACCGCCTCTAAATTTGCCTCGTTGCCAGTTCCATCCATAGTCAACACTTTTAAAATATTTAGTTGTGTCTTGTGCAAATGCTACACCCCAACACATCAATAATGCTAAAACTAATCTCATATTTTATTTCTATTTAAAATTTGTAATACTTGTTCAGGTTGTAACTCATAATCAAACGTTATTTGACCTGTTACATCGTTGAATGAGTACATTGTAGGATCAAGTAATTTATCGCCCTGGAATACGCTAAGAATGCCCCTATTTATTAATGCTGCTATTGTTACATTGTAACCTTCCGAACCATTGCAAATGTAAACAGTATTTGCAATATATTTTGCATCATACCACATAGGAACTCCGCTGCTATCTGTAGGGCTTTCAAAAGTTATATTTTGTGCAGGAACTTGACAACGATCCGAACCATAAGCAGTAGCAATTTGAACATCTAAACTAACACCAGCATTCATATCTTGCAACTTGTATTTGCTAATATCAAAATTGTTGTCTGTTGAAATAAACCACGAATTTTGATAGTTGCTAAAATTAAGCATAGCCATGTAGTCCTGTGCAATCGAAGCTAAATCGCTTTTGATTTCAAATTCATTCAAACTGCTATCTGTTGCAATATCCATCAAATCCAAAAAATGAAAAGTAAAATTGTAATAAATCATTTTATCAACTTTACTAATTTTACCAGTAGGATTTAACTCAACAAAGCAAGCTGGATATGTAATATCCCCATGTGCTAAAAACTGCTCAATGTCACCAATATAAAAATATTTAATTTGCGAGTGACTTTGTGCTAGTGTTTGCAGTCTGTATATTATTTGCTTTAGTGTTAGTGGTATCATTTTGTTTTGCTAAGTAAACCTTTAATTTTTCTATAGTTTTTTTGCTAATTCCTTTGCTCATATTATGGGTTATAATTTGGATAAGGTAATATGTTCGCCCTTGTTTTTTGGTTACTACGTCTTGAATAACCATCTTTAGGGAAGTCATTTTCATCACCTAAATAAATTGGTGTAGTATAAGAAGTACGATCAGGGAATACAGTGTCAATGCCACCAGTAACATTGACATATTCAGGATAAAGACCACCATTCTGAATAATAAATAACCTTGCTCTCTTCATATAATGCTCTGCACGTTGCTTATACTTAGTCTTTAACAAGTTAATTTCTAATAAGTTTGGATTAGTTGACTTATCAGCGTTAGTAGTAGTTAATCCAGTATTCCAAATCTGATAATTAATGCTTCCAATAACTTCGCTAACAACTAGCCAGCACATCGCATCTATTAGATAACTATCAACTAAAGTCTTATAATTGCCAGCTAAAGTATTAGCTGCAATATCATTTTGTAATTTTACAAATAATTTGCTCCCTAACATTGGCATCATTACCATATCCTGAATAGTTTTAATTTCAGGATAAATAAGCTTATCATCAACATTTGAATGTAGTGCTGTTCTGTCTTTTACAACGCTCGGCATTACAAGTAAGGTATTAGCACTCATATTATTTGTTTTTCTTTATTACTGCATTTGCAATCCATTCGTGCCTACAATGTGCTTCAATAGTTCCATTATTATTCCAAAACCCTCCAGCTGCTTTAAATACGTTATACCCTAATCTTTGCGAAATGTTTTGAATGTCTTTTCTGCTCCACATTCTACTAGATGAAAGTCCAACCATCTTTTTACAGAATGGTCTTGATGTCGGTAATATATCAGCACCGCTTACATCTTTTCGCTTTTCATAAGTGTAGAATATTTCAATCTTAGGCAATTCAAATTTTGGAGTTTTTACAATTACTTTTATGATGCCACTTTCAGCACGTTCAATAATTTTATACTCGATAAACTTTTTTAAAATATCATCTATTACCTCGATAGGCTGATTTGTTGCTTGTGCTATTTCTTCATTACTAAGTTTATTATTATTTTGTAATAAGTCTTTAACTTGCTGCTCTAAATCGTTTAATTCTATTGCAGCATCAAAAGCAAGTTGAATATCAAAACTATCATCATCATAATAAGATGTTGACTTAATAAAGTTGTAGCCACTTCTTTCGCTGCCAAATTCTAAGAAAGCCAAATCAATATCTTTCTCATCATTTGAAAATTTAGTATCTAAAGTAGTAGGGTTTTCATCAACTCCCAAATAATTATTGATGTCCTCATCAGTAAATCCAAAGCCTTTAAGTTGTATTGCAGCTTGTGCTTTACTTAGCTTTCCTTGTGTGAATAGTCTGCTAATTCTCATTAGTGCCTGCTGCTGCCTGCCGGTAATGTTTACAAGTGTATCATTAGTCAATGCAGTTGGTGTAGTTGCAGTAGGTGTAACTATTGGCATCCCATTTATATCTAATACAGAACTTCTAGGTTGCAAGTTTACTAGGCTTCTAATCTCATCTTCTGCCATACTTTCAAAAACCTTATTAGCTACTAATGGGCTTAAACTATTCAAAGCATTAATAACTTGTTTCGCACCTTGACTTTGATTCACTTCAAAATATGATTTGTCAATTCCTAATTTATCAGTAATCCATTCTTTTGGTGCAACTTGTAATATGGTTGCTGAATCAAAATCAACCCCTACTGGTTCAATATCTTTTATCTTAAACTTAGCTACTACACCATTGCATGATGCAAAGTATGACATCAAGTCTTCAAACTGCTTTTGCTTAGCAGTTGCATATGTATTTTTGAACGTATCAAATGCAATCTTTAACTCGGTTGCACTTCCTAATTTGCCATCTTGTTGTATCCCAAATAGCAAAGGATGTGAAACAGAATGACCTGCGAAAATATTTTGAGTTATTAAATTATCTATTCTACTAAAATCTTCTTTTGTTAAATCACTAGCTCCCAAATCGTTTACTTCAGGTGCTTGCGTTTTGTCATCATTGAAAGTGATCATCACAGTTTCACCCTCGCCACCAGTAAACTTATTCTTAACCCTTTGTTCAATGTCACGTTTTAAAGTTTCGTCTGCTGGTTGACCATTGAAAAAACTAATCATTTTTGAAGCACTAAAACCAGTCAATGCCTTAGTTAATGTAGCTTTACTAACTTCTATATCACTCTCAATCCAATTACAACAAGCAACCCAACTAGGTAGAGGATAAACTTTAACCCCTGGTCTATACTCCTTAAAATAAAATATAGTAGCTTTATCTATTATAGTTGGATTAAATGCATCGAATTTTTGTACTTTCTCTTGATAGTCTTTCCAATCTTTTTTGTATTCAAAACTACTATTGTAATAATCAGTTCTTACATTGTTGAATGTAAGGTTAAACCAATTAAAACCACCACCCATTTTAGGAATGGCTTGCAATGCAAAACCTCCGAAAATTTCAGTATCTAAAATTGCATTTTTAGCCACTTTATTCCAGTCATCTCCGAAATCATTTGCTGCTGCTAAAAAAGATAATGCAGCAGTATTAGTTGCATCTATTGGAGCGAAACCATTGCCGAAAATATAAACTACTTTACCATTGATGATAGCACTATGCTTCGAAGATTTATTAAATAATGTTATTAAATAATCTCCATAGTCATCCTTTGCACCATACTTAACTATCCCACCAGTTAAAGGCTTTTTGAAAATAGGAATAACACTATCAGCAAAATTAAATTTTCGCTTTACAAATTCTATTTCAGTAAAATTTTTTGTCTTAGCCATTGTAACCATTGTAAGTTGTTATAGGCTGATAGCCTTTGAATATATCTGATGCTGATTTTTTTAAAACCATTTTACCACGTTCAACTAAATTAAGTCCTGTAGTATCTGTATTTGTGCTGCTTGCTTGCTCATAAACATAGTATTGATATTGCCCTGCATCTGCTGTTGCAAATATAGTCGAACTATTGAAAGTAAATGAGTTAAATCTATTCTTAAAATTACTTGCATCATCAGAACTATTCACAATTTTAGTAACTGTAAATTCAGGAGTAGTTGATTTGAAAACAAATAAATAGTAAGGGTTATTTAATGTCCTACTTTCTTCAAGTGTTACAATTACAATATCTGCTGTATTATCTTTTGAAAGTACTATCATAAAAAAAAGCGTAACGTTATTATTCGCCACGCCTTATTAAAATTCTAAAATATTTTATTACTATGCTCCTACTGTTCCAAGTGCAGCGAAAGATGTATTATCTACTTTTGAAGCAAATACTTTCTCTTCTCCTACTAAAGTAATTTCATAACCATTTCTGTCACCTAACTTAATACCAGTCTTTGCATCAGCTTGTGTCGCTTTTAATCCGAAATCAACGCCATAAATCCAAGGAGTTCCATTATTATCAACTGCAACTGCAACTAATAAGTTTTGAAATAATAACTCCAATTCGTTACGCAAAGAAACTGATAATTTATTGATAGGGAATTTAATAGTTTGAGTTACCATATTAGTCCCATTCTCTCTACTTCCTGCTTTGCTTTCAGTAACGTCTGCTGTTTGATGTATCAACTCATACTTCCAAAACTTCTTTCCTACAGCCTTAGTAATAGTAGTTGTGATACCAGCAGTTATTGAAACTGTTACATTTGCTTTCTCAATGAAGTAAAGTTCTTTGACACCACCGAACGAATCGTTACAATCCAATGAATAATTTTGTGTTAATGCACACGCCATAATTTATATAATTATGGGGAGTTGTTACACTCCCCTAGTTAGTTAATATTATCCTACGTAAAGAACGTTAAACTTTTGATTCACAACGTGAGCTGCAATAGTCATGTTGTTCTTGATGAACATATCTTCTCTGTTAAAAGCTATCTTATCAAGTTGTACTTTGTTAATGTCACTTTTCAAATCAGTACACCAAATTAAATGTGATTTTAATGCACAGATAACTACGTTCTCAGGAGTTGGTACAAACACAATTTGTAAACCATTGAAGTAAAAGCTATCCATATTTGGACTAATATCAAAAGGCTTTTTGAAATCAGTAGTAACATTGTTAGCTTGAATTAACATTTGCTTATGACTCTTAGGAGCATAAATCATAGGCATTTCAGAACCAGTTAATACTACAGCGGGTATTGCTGAATACAATTTATCATATTCTGCCTTGATGTTAGAAAAAGTTATAGTTGTGCCTGCCACCTTGATTCTTGTTCCTACTCCTGCTGTTGCAGTTGCATTTGAACTATTGTAAATCATCTTAGCAAGTACACCATCAGTTTGTGATGCTGTTAAAGCTGCTATAGCTGTTTTCTCTGCTGCTCCTACTGAAGTGTTAGCAGTACCTGCTGTTAAAGCTGCAACCGCTGTTTTTGTTGCACTTGTAACGCCAATCCAATATTCTTTCTCAGCAGCATAAGAAACTTGCTTTGCATATAAGCCACCAATAACAATTCTCTCAAATTCGTTACTAAAAACTTCCCAAGCACCTGATGGCAAATCTCTTTTGAAACGTGAGAAACGAATAGTATTAGGATCAAACTCTTGATAAAATTGAGTTTTAACTGGAGTAACTGCCACATCAAATGCAGTCAATGAACCTGCACTTGTTGGAATACCACTAGTGTAAGCTTGTAGAGTAGCTGTTGCAGTTGCTTCTGTAAAAATAGTTTCTGCTTTAACATCTTCTTCAAAAGTTACTAAACCTTTGTTAATGGTGTCATTTTGAAATAGTATTTCTTCTACTACTGGCTCGGCTGCTACGCCACGAATGTCAACGATATTGTATGAAATTGCCATTGTTTATTTGTTTTTTTTTATTATTAATTTTGTTTTGAAAGTCTAAATTTTTGTAAAGGAGTAAGTGTTGAATAATCAACTACTTTCTCAACTGGTGCAACTATGCTTTTCTCGCTTAACTCAACAACTAATTCCATTAGTTCTTTGTTAGTTGTAATTGAAGCATTAAAGTTTTGCTTTTGTGAATTAATTGCAGCCTCTAAGTTTGCAATTTGTGAAGTCATTTTTGCAATAGTTGTTTGCATTTTCTTCATTTCTTCAGGAAGCATGTCCTCTGCTGGTGAACTTAACTCAACAATTTTACCAGCTGCTACTTGAACAATAGTGTTATTGTCTAAAGTATATTCGCCATCAGGTGCAGCAGTTTCGCCAATCATAACATCTCCGCCAACTACTAAATCAGAAATACTTAATATAGTTTGACCGTCTATAGTCTTGTAGTCTGTAGCCATTTTAATTGGTTGTGGTGCTGGTGCTGGTGCTGGCATTGGTTCAGCAGCGTTAAATTTTGCAGCTAAAACCTCAAATGCTCCTTTGATTTTATCTAATTTGTCTTTTAAATTTGTACTCATAAAATAATTTATTCTACAATATAACTATCAAAGTCTTCGTTTGTTTGATTTAGAAGTGTTAAAATTTCATCGGCTGCCATTTCTGCCGTCATTTCTGTTTGTGTTGGCTTGTATTTAAACAAGCCCTCAACACTAAACCCTTTGAATTTTCCAGCTTTGACATCGTTCCAAACTGCATCATTCTCAACATAGAACGAACCAAACCAGCTACCATTTGGTAAATCTTCAAAACCTTGCATTGGCATAATTCCCCTTTTAGTATCGCATATAAAACTTTCAAATAAAGTCAACCCACTAACAACCGAACCACTATCATGCATTAAGTTTACATTATTCTGAAATCCTTTTTTCGCATACTTGATAGCTATCTGCTTAATTGTTTCTGCTGAAAACTTAATATAATATTCGCCTTGATCATCATTGCGATATATCGGTTTTTCTGCAATCATTAATGGTCCTGAAATAATTCGCTTATCTTCATTACTTATTGCAAAATTTTGTTGCATAAACTTTTCACCTATGCTTCCAAGTTCTTTAACTACATCACTATTATTGTCATAGTGTTTGCTTATTCCTAATTCCTTAATCTTTTCAACTTTTGCTTTATTGCTTCCTGTTGCATAAACTTTACTTGATGCAATTCCTAACTCATTTGCTACTGATAACATTCCGTCTTTGCTATCTCTAGCAGAAATAATATAAACATCTTCGCCTTTGTCAATACATTGCTTTGCTAATTCTTTGCCTCTAGTAGTTGAAAGTGTATCATCATAATCAAAAGAAACTTTTGCACTTGCAAAATGTTGTTCCCACATTGAATTACATATTGCTACTGCTTGCTCATTGCTTTTACCCTCATTAATAACATAGCTTATACAACGTGGTATAAAGTCTATTTGCCTTTCTCCGTTGTTAGGTTCAACAAATTGAAAAGCTAAAAAGTTTTTCTCAATAGCTGGTTTATCAACTAAGGCAACAAAGTTTACTTCGCTGTCATCGTTTATGTTTTCTGAAATCTTTAATTCGTAAATTGGTAACATATTAATTTTTTTATTTATATTTGCGTTTCAGTTTTCATGATGTTTAAAAATTTTGGTTTAATCCCGATGTTTCTACATTGGGATTTTTTTTTATCCTAACCTTGCAGCCCTATTTATCCTTGCTTGTCTTTCTTGATTGTCTTTAATGTCTGTATCAAGTACGAATGACCTACCAACTCCAGCACCAGCTGCATTGCCTACACCTTGAATACTTGAAGCATTTAACATAGTAGATTGTTGTTGTGGTGTTATTGGTGTTGGTAATGATGCAGCAGATGGAACACTACCACCACCACCATTTGGAACTTGAACAGCTAAAATTTTCTTTACTTGTGCAATACCACTAGCAACTGCTAAAGCTGCATTTATTGGTGCTAATACTGGACCTATAAATGGAATACCAACTGTTGATTCATACGCTTTTTGAGCAGCGGAGAAAGTTGATATAGTTGTTGATGCTATTGCTAAAGCTTTTCCTGCTCCTGTTGCCTCGCCTAATAATTGACTAATTGCATTTAATGAACTTGCTGCTGCATCTGCTGCTTGTGTAGTTGCATCTATTTTAGCCTTTGCTAAATCCTTTTCACTTTTAGCAATACCAATATTAATTATATCAGCTTGTGTTGCATATTTTTGTTTTATTCCTGTAGTGTCTAAACCTCCTGCTTCTGCTGCTGCTATTTCTGCATCTCTCTTTGCATTAATAGCTTCTATTTGTGCTGCTGCTTCCTGTTTAGCTAATTCAATTACTCTTTGTGTTTTTGTAAACGTATCCAATTTCTCAAATTCCAAAGCAGCTTTTTTTGCATTGAATATTGATAAACTATTTTCTATTTCAGCGTTTTTAATATCAGCTAAACGCTTCTTTTTTATATCATCTATTTGATTAGATAATTGATTTGCTTGTATATCTAATTCATTCTTTTTTTCATTGTATGCAATTTCAGCATCTACCCTTGCTTGCGTTCCAAGTTTAGTATTATTTATTAAATCATTTAATCTACTTAATTCATCTATTGCTTCACTTTCATTTATTTGTTTTAATACTTCTGTTTTATGCAATTCATCTTTTATACTATCAGCATTAGCTTTTAATCTTTCATAGTTTATTTTGCTTTCACTTTCGCCTGTAGCTTTTAGCATTGCATCATACTCTTTCATTAAAGAATTACGATTTACTAATTGCTCACTTTCAAATCCAGAAACTGTAGCTAATACTCCTTTTCTTTCATTTTGTGCTGCTATTAATGCTTTTTGTAATTCAATGCTTGATGTATTAGATTGTAATTCACTAGCTGCTGCTGCTATTTTAGTATCAGCAAGTGCTAACATCGTTTTTTGTTGTTCTTTCAATACATCCCCTAACTTATTATTTGCTGCTATTCTTTCAGTAATTGATTTACTATCATCATCTCTTATTTGTCTTAACTTTTCTGCTTGTCTATCATATTCCTCAACTAAACCTTTTAATCTTTCTTCAGCTAATGCTGCATTATTTTTTAGTTGAATAGTTACTTTACTTTGCTCATAAATCGCACCTACACTTATTTTACTTGCTTCTTTTACAACACCACTAACTACACTAGTCACTTCTGTAGCTGCTTTACCTAAATTAGTAGCTACGCTAATACCTGCATTTAATGCTTCTTTTGCAGTATCAGCTAAAGCTTGTTTTGTTTCAGCTATTCCTTTATTTAATCCTTCTGTTTTTTGTTTATTTTTATCTCCAAAAAAACTATTTTCCCAAGCTAATTGTGCTTCTTGAATTACTAATTTAATTGCAAAAAATGAAACCTTAATAGGAGTTAATGCTATTGTTAGCAATCCCATCATAACAGCTTTTAACCCCTCAAACCCATTTGATGATTTACTAACACTATCAGTTACAGAAATAACTATATCAATCAATTTATTTATGACTGTTGATATAGTTGTAAATACAGCACCTACTGCATCTGCAACTTTTTGATTTTTCATAAAAGTTTCTTTTAGAAACTCAAATGCAGATGTAATAAGTGAAACTACACCTAAAGCTTTCACAGCAGTTCCAAGACTTCCAAAAATACCACTTGCCGATTTGCTTTCTTTTCCTGTTGATGATAATGTGTCTTTAAGTTTGCCAAAATTGTCATCCGTCTTATTTCCAACTTTTCCAGCATTGTCTAATGATTTACTAAAATTATTAACTCCTTTTGTTGCATCACTAGCATCCGCACTTATCCTCGCTTTTATTTCTATGTCTGCCATTAGTATATTTTATTAATTACTTTTAAAAGTTCGATTGTGCAAGTATCTTCACTACTTGCATTGAAGTCTATTATCTTATTCAACCTAAACAAGCTGCCATCAATCCAAATCAATTTGCTAAAATCAATATTAAAAATATCTTTATTAGATAACTTCACTTTACAAGTCAATAGCTTACTATCCTTGTCGGTTATTTCTGCCATATAACTACTCCAATAAACATTGAATTGATTAACGTTAATTGCACCACTAATCAACTCATAAAATAACTCTTGAGGCACTCCAAATTGAATGTCATTATTTGGTGCATCAGGGTCATCAAAGTGACCTGCATAAGGGTAGTTAGTACTACTGTGCAAGTCGGCATTATTAGCAGCGTTACGAATCTTCCACGTTGCAACGCCACTAATTAGTTTAGCTTGTAATATTCTAATATTGCTATCTTGTTGTTCTTCACCTTGCCCTGTAGTAGTTCCGTTTCTTTTAAATATTGTACTTACAACTTTATCTTCGCCTGAATAACCTAATAAAGGAGTGCCTGAAAATATTAATTCAATGTTGGTAGAGTCTTTACTAAATTCAAATCCGCTATCATATTTATAAGATCCGTAAGTTTGATTATATCGTTTCTTGTATAAATCGTTATAATAATCTCCATCGTCTTTGAATTTAAAGTCATAATATCTAGCGTTTAATTCACTCATTGGTTTTATTCTCAATGGCTGCGAACGGTCTATTTTATTACTCCAATCTAAAGCAGTTGCATTTACATAAAAATCAACAAAAGGTTTTATTTGTAAATTCTTTTCTTTGGTGTTATCTTCAAAAATGTAAAGGTTGAATAATTTAATAACGCTACTTATAAAGTCTTTTTGTAGTATGTTTTGAGGAATGGTATCGTTGATTACAAGGTTTTGACCTATCGTAATCAAAGCGTAATTATTACCAGTATTTCCGAAAGTTACTTGTAAATTATTTACAGTAAAAGTGCAAATGTCATTAATGCTTGGTGTGCCTACCCATTCAGCTTCAAAAGTTAATATATCGGTATTGCTAAATGTTTTCGATAATAAATTAATTTCATTTGCTGCATTATTTACTTCACCTGCTGAAAGATATATATTATCAAATGTGTCTATTCTAGTTCCATTCTTTTTTAGATTAATTTTAACATCTAAACTACCCAAGCTATTATCAAAATCAATATCAAATAATAACTTTATATCGCCAGTTGCAGCAGTTCCACTTATATAAGTAAATTTAGTATTAGGTCTTAAATAGTATCCAGTACCTGCAACAAAATTTCCAAGTGTAGGTTGTACATCAAATTTAAAACCATTAGGATAAACAAGATTATCTAATGTCATTATTGCACCAACTGTAGAAGAAATATCTAATTGTAACGAACTTTTTTTAGTTAATTCCTTTTTATTGTTAGGTATAATTAAACCTTTAAATCTTCTTGAATTAAATAAATCACAATCATAAGTGTATCCAGTATGAGCAAAAATTTTGTCAATATATTCTTTGACAAATAAAGCTGGTCTAAATGTCCCTACTTTATAATCTTTTTTATCTGTTGAGTAAGTACCGTAGTCAATTAAAGGGTAATAGTAACCAGTACCAGTTCTATAAGAAAATACAACAGTTCCGCTGGTGTTTTGACCTACTGCAAAAGTTGTAGTAATTACAATAGTTGTATCTGTTCCATCATCGGTAATTGTTTTAATGGTGTATGTACCATTGTTAGAAGTTCCAGTAATTGTAATTATATCCCCCACACCAACATTAGCCACAGTATAACCATAAATAATCAATGTACTTCCAATAAATGTAAGATCACCAACTCCAGCAGTATAACTTATTGTTGAACCAATAGTCCAACTGTTCGTTATATTAGCTATTGAATATGTATGATTATAAGCAGAAAAGTCTAACTCTTCCAATTTAGCTGCTCCCAATTTTGAAACAAAACCACCCAATTCGCCAAATATTACAGCTTCATATTCAATCATTCCATTATCTATTACAACTTCTAATATTCTAAATGTGCCTTTAAATACTTGAATATTATCTGCAAACATTATAGCATTAGCTGAAACACTTGCATTGAAATTAACACCAGTATTAGGCGATGAAGTTGTATAGTTATTGCCTGCATTGATATCGAATAAATTACCAAACAAAACATTGTTTCGATTAGTCCCTGGTAATATAATCGTTTTGCTAAATGTTGTATTCTTAGCTGAAAAGTCTTTGATGTCATCAATTGCCATAGTTAGCATCACGCTAAATGACTTATCAACATCTACACTATATTTTTCTACAAATAACTCTATCATTATCTATATTGTGTTTTGTACCCATTATTAAATTCAACATCTAAGGTTAGCTGCTGCAACCCATCTACTAAGGTTTGTTTAAATTCGTAGTTAGTAGCTGCTATTGCCATAGGATAAAGTGTGCTAATTCCTAACTGTTGAATGTATGCCATAGGTGAGCAAACTAATTCACTTAACCAGTACCATTCATTAGTGCTTAGTAGGTCAGTTGATACTCTTAACTTTTCATTAAACTTAACGCCGAACATTGTCTTTTGTTCGTACATTATATTTGATGACTTTATGCTAACAACTCCACTACTACTAACTCGATAAGGTAACTGCTGAAATGATTTGCGTTCAATGTCAAAAGTCTTTTTACTTACCTTGTTAAATAGTACCGACTCAAAGCCACCGAACTTATTTAAAAAGTGAATGATATAGTTGTCATATAAACCACTGCATGAAACTACTATGTTATAAGTAACACCATTGATGACAACTGTATAATCTGCTGTTAAGCTATTTGCAATATTGATATTTATTAAACTATTTGCTGCTGCTGGTGTTACCGATGTAGTAGTTCCATTTATAGTTACATTGAAACTTGAAGCACTTGCTGCAAAGTATGGAACGTAGAAAGTAGCACAACCACTCGGCAAATAGATAGTTGTAGGTCTGTTGCTTAGCACTTTGTTAGTATAGCTGCTCAATCCTGTTAAAGTATCAACACGACCATTATAAGTGTTAAAGAAATTCTTTGATGTAGATGTTGCAACTATAGCCCCAACTGTGCCATTGTATTCTTCTCTAATCTTTACTTGAACATCAATCCACCATTTACCAGTTCCTAAATCAGTTGTTAGTGATGGCGTTATTGATTCTCTAATTATTGCAGCTGTGTCAAATATCCCTCTATTGTTTACTGGATTTGGATAAGTTCTCATAGTGTGAACCTTTGCACCTGCACACCATATCTCAGCCACATACTTATAATCTAATTTAGTTGGATCTACTGCATTAGCATCGTAAACAACATAAACTAATATGTCATTTACTGATTGATAATTATCTGGAGTTGTTTCAAATGTCATTATTTAAAATTATTTATTATGTCTATTTTAACGCTCATTCCTAATTCTTTCTCAACTATGCTGCTAAATTCAGTTGTAGCATCTCGCCAAAAGTGAGTAGCTTTAATTCCCATTCGTTTAATCATATAGGCAACAGTTGTTGCAGCTTGTATCTGCCTATCTTTAACTTTGCTCTTTTTGTTTAACACTGCATACTTAGATTGTGATATTTTATTTTCACGAACTAAATAATCTTTAACACTTTTAACCATTGCCCCTTTTGGATCAACTCCCCTGGTCTTAAATTTAAACCTACTCCCTCTACTATTTGCCCAACCATCTACACCCTCATCTATGAATGATGCATACTTAGCAGCTACAATGTCAACATAAAATATATTCTCCTCAACCTGAATAGATAAAGGTTGAATACTATCTGCTAATTCACCGCTACTACTTGCATCTACATCACCTAACTTTTTAGCTAAAGCAACAGAATACTGAGCAGCTAATTGAATAAGTTTATCTTGCGTGCCTACTGCAACAAATTCAGTCTTTGCAGTTCCACTATCTTCCAACCAGTCTAAGTTAATCGCTGCCATTACTTATTCATTTGTTTATCATAGTCTTGTTTACGCTTCAATGTGCTTAGTGTGTTCAGTGCTTCCATAATTCCCAACTCGTAAGCTTGATGAACATTTAAACCTAACCATTCGCCCACCTCTCTAGCTGCATAAGTCCAACCATCTATTTCAATGAATGGGTGTTTGTTTAGTTTCTCCTGCTTGTCAAATTCCTGCAAATCTTCGGCATCATTCTCAGGTAGTTCAAACAACCCTTTAAACTTGCTTACTAAACCATTTAAACTATCAATAGCTGCAAGGCAATCATTAACACAATAACTTGCATTATGATTTAGAAAGTAGTTTGCTTTAACATCATGTTCTTTTTTTGACTTGCTTATTGTTGCAGCTACCAAATGCAAATTGTCAATAGGTGACTTCTTCAACCAATGCTGCATCTCGATAAACTGCCCAAATGTGAACTTAGTCGCATCTGTTTGCAATTTGCGAAATGAGTACAATGGCTTTTTAAAACCTTTTGCAAATATTTTTTCTACCTTATCGCAATATTTAACAAACTGTTTTCTAGTCAAATTGTCAACTTCATCAGGTGACTTGTTCCACAATTCACAAATAATCATTGCCATTCGTTCAATGTCATCTTTGATTATTTCGTTTATTGAATAGCAAACTTGATACTGCTTTAAAGTCATAAGTATATAACTATTTTTTAGTGTGAATGTTTGATTAACCGATAGTGTAAACTCCAGTAACCTTGTTTATTTTGTTTAGTGCTACATACCTAATAGCATCAATACTATGATTAAACTTATCAATAGGAGTGTTTAATTGTTTACCATCTTTGTTTTCATCCCATCTATAATTTCGCAATTCGCGAATTACATTAGTTGATTGTGATGTTACATTTAAAGTAAAGTTTTGTAGTAGGTTTATTGATGCTTTTATGCTATCCTGCCCTTTCTTAGCTGGCATAGTAGATGAATATCCGCCAATTCTTAATTCAGCTATTGATTTAGGTTCGGCACTATCTGCGATTATTTGATATTCTTTTCTAATACCTAACTCATTAAACCTTTGTACTAGTTGCTGATTAGTTAGTTGTGTTTGATAAATCAATTCATCTATGTAAAGTTCTTTATCGTATTTATAAACTGCTACCATTGCAGTTGGGTCATTTGTGAAACCGAAGTCAATGCCATAGGCTATAAGTTGAGCCTGTGTTGGTATGTCATCACATTGCACGAAATCGAAGATAGTACCTTGCAAACTTCCTATTTCTCCCAACCCATAAACTTTGTACCAATTCGCCCAAAAAGTAGAAGTTTCTGCCTTTCGTTTAGCGTTTATAATAAAGTCTTTTGCACTATCAGGGCAAGCTTCGTTATCTAAATAGTTAATAGTAAGAAAGTCAACATTGGTATCTTGTTGCAATTCAGTATGAAACCAAAATGAGTTTGTTGGATTCCAATCGAGAAATATTCCATCTTTCGTTCTCATTGCTAACTCATTGTAAGCATTAAAAACGATGTTGTTGCACTCGTTCATGTATAACCAGTCACGCCTTGCACCCCTTAGCTTTGCATCACTATCGGCACTAAAGAACTCTATTTGCGAACCATTAGCAAAAGTATATTTAAAGTCTGATGCGTTCCACCTGCCATCAACCCAACGCCCTGTGTCAACCATTATCTTTTTAAAGTCTTTAATACACCCACGTTTAAGATGTGGTATTGATTCGCTGACAACTGATATGTCTATTTGCTTATTCTTTGCAGCTATGTCTATAAGGATGGGGAGTATTGCATAAGTCTTTCCTGCACTGGTTCCACCTTGAACACCACGTACAAACTTATTAAGTTTGAGTATTTTGTTGATCGCAGTTGTTCGTATGAACATTTAGAAATTATATTTTTGGTTTTCTGTTATTTGCCATAAATCAACATCAATACATTGATAATAAAGATAACCTATTTTAGCGATGTCACCTAGTTTTGAATATGGAATATGTTTTTTTATTTTATTCATTTGGGAATAATGGCTGCTCTATTACTTCTGTTTGAGTTTTCTCAACAAGGTTATTAAGTCTTTGAGTAATAGATGGATTATAAATGTTTGTCATTCCGCCTACTATCTGATCTTCTCTAATTTCATCCTTGATCATACGGCAGATACTAACATATTCACTATATCTATTATCAGGATTTATAAAATATTGTTCAACTTCACAAATCATTCTCCTGCAATAATTTTTAAAACCTTCAAACGTTAAAGGTTTCTCTCGAGCTTCAAAATCAGATTTTCCATCTTTACCTACAAATACGTGTTTGCGTACTGGATTTATTTTAGTCACTCTTTTATATTCATCAAATAAATATAAAAGCTTATCAGGAGTTTCTATAAGTTTAGGCTTTGGCATTGTTAGTTTGATTATCGTAAACAAATTTAACTAGGTCACGAATGCAAGACTGACATCCGTAAATAGTGAAATATCTATCAGCATCTATTGTTTTCGCTATTTTTTGAAATGTCTTTAAATCTTCATCACCAGGGTAGATGTCAATGTCTAAATCAATTCTTTCAGCTAGAAACTTATTTGCTTCTAAAAATTCGCTGTAATCAAATTTTTGTGGTTGTGGTGTATTTTTCTTTTCCATTTATTATTTTTTTAGAAATATTATTCAAAATTGAGTTTATAGTATTATGTGAAATGTTAGTTAGTTGTTCAATTCCTCGGAGTGTATGTTGCTCTCGAAGTTTAAGAAGTTCTGATTCGTACCATTCCAATGAATCAAAGTTAATATTTATTTCTTCATATTCTTCGTTTTTAAGCTCTATATTTTCAATCCCTACACTTTCCTTGTTTTTCTTTATAAAGTCCTTAAATTCGTTTATAATGACTCTATATGCGTATGCGTTCAACTTTCCACTATTATATAATTCCAAAAGTAGCGAATAATTTACTTGTATCAACTTTAAAAAAGCGTTTTGTTTGATGTCTTCTTTACAGTATGACGGCAAAGTGTTGATGACTTTGTCAATATCGTTGCAAATATACAACTCTGTAATTATATCATTAATGCTTTTCACTTTGTAAAAATAAAGATGTTTTTATTAAACCACCAAAAAAAAGCGAAAGCACCCTCTTTCTTTCTTTCTTTCTTTCTTTCTTTCTTTGCATTAGCCCCGCTATTAGGGTACTTATAGCCCCCCTATATAGCCCCTATAAAATAAAAAAAAGTCAATAAATTAATAACTTATTGACTTTCATAATATTATATGTATTTACTTATAATTAAATAATAGGTAAATATTGCCGAGTGTCAGCATTAAATGTATAAGAACAGAAATCAACCTTACCCAACCAGCTAAACCTTACTTTTTGAACATAAATATCAACTATGCCTGTGTCAAAGTTCCTGTAAACACATATACCATTATCTGTTTTATTAAACCAATGAGCAGAGCCTGATATGCTGTAAAGGTTTGGAATTTCAAATTTACCCTTTTCATCCTTTCTCATTTTAGTAGGATGTGCAACTACGAAAATATGTATTTGATGCTGGAGTGCGAACGTCTTAATCTTCGTCAAGCTTTCACTTATGTATTGTGTTTCGGTATATCCTGGTGGTATTTTATGCTCGATATAGTTCCAAGGATCAATGAGCAATCCGTTAATTCCTTTTCTTTTAATAAGTTCAAGTGCCTTTTCAAGTATGCCATCAAGTGTTACATCAAGTGCATTTATATTCATAAAATAAAAGAAGTCATTGATAACTTGCTTTGATTGTTCAAACTCCCATTGGCTTATTCTATTGTCTAAATTTTGTCTAAATGCAAAAGATTTGCCTACTATTTTCTCCATTAGTTTAGTAACATGAAAAGTTGCTGGTGAATTTTCAAAAGAACAGATTGCCCATTTCCATCCGCTTGATATTACAGACTTAGCCATTATGTTATCAACCCATTCTGATTTACCCCCATTAGGTATGCCAGTAACTGTTGTAAATTGCCCACCTGTAAACTGTAGTAGATCATCAAATGAACCTAAACCAAATCTTTCGCCTTTTGGGTAACCATTTAAATAATAATCATTCAAATCGTGTTCCATATCTTCCATTGTGTGAACTCCATCAATAGGGAACTCTTTAGCATTATTAGTAAGTGACTTTAAATGCTCTTTGCCATATTTGCAAAGTATTTCGTTTGCATCTTTGCAATCTTCAGGGAACTCTAATTTATAGCATCGTTCTTTGCCAAATCTTCTAATCAATTCATCACTTAGTCTTTTTCCTGCTGGATCGTTATCGGTTGCAATTATTATTTTTGTTTTGTTTGCAAAATAATCAAAGCAATTATCTAAGTATTTAAGATTTACTTTTCCATTAACATTTGCCCCATTGGGAACGCTAACACAATTATATACTCCAGCTTCATACATTGATAAGCAATCTATTTCACCCTCAACAATTACACATTGTTTGTCATCTTTTATGGCATCTAAATTATAGAATATAAGTTCAGCATCCTTTGCTAGCTTCATGTCTTTATTTGCACCACGAAATTTGATATTAACAAGGTCCTGGTCTTTGTAATAATTAAAACAAATTACCGGAATATCTGTTTTAGCTTTTGGCATCCATTCAATGCTTTCTGTTATTCCAAATCTTAACAAAGTGTTATTTGAAATTTTGCGATTGATTTCAAAGTGCTGCAAAAACTTATCATTCAATTTAGTTAATCGTTCAACTGGTTTAATGTAGTTAGTTGTATCTTCTTTAAGTTCAAAGTTTATCGATGCTGCTACTTTTTTAACTGCTTCAAAAAAAGTGGTGTTATCAGTTTCCATAACAAAAGAAAAAACATCGCCACTTTTACCACAACCAAAACACTTATACATATCGCCTTTAACTTTGAATGATGGCGATTTTTCATTATGAAATGGGCAAAGTCCTGAATGATTAGCACCGTCTTTTTTTAGTTTAATTTTACTAGTAACGATGTCAAGTAATGATGCAGCTTGTTTAAGTTCCTGTATTGATTCAAAATTTATCATAGCACCATATTTTTTGAGTTATCAATATTTTTTGCCCATCGTTTTGCAGCACCCTCTTTGCCTTTATTTTGTAACGTTTGCCTAAGTTCAATAGTTTGCAAAAGTCTTTGTGAAAAAAATTTATTCTCTTCCATAGTAAATAATTCAAAAGATTGAATAACTGCTTTTACTTTAGTTTCTGTAGACTGCATTTGCATAGCTAATACTGGTATTATCTTCATAGGCAACCTTCCACCAGCAACAGCCAAACGTTCAACTATAAACCAATAAATGCCATAACCTTCCATTCCTAACTCTTGCCTTAAGTATAATATTTTGACATCTTCGGAAGCTGTATAATCGTGCGAAAAATAATATGATTTGTTCATAAAAATAAAAAGCCCTCGCAGCAAATCTAAGGTAGCAGCTTAGATGGCCTTGAGGGCAATAAGTTAATTACAAACCTGCTACGTTTGTTTGTTGCAATATTACAATATTTTTATAATTTTTTAATAAAAGAAAAGATATGCTCAATAACTGGTAAAGTCCAACCATCACCTAATAAACTACCAGCTTTTGATTTTGATAATATTGAAGTATAACCATCAGGGAAGCCTTGCAAACGTTCCATCTCTATATGGTTAACTGTTCTTACTATTCCATCATTATAAATAAATGTAATCATTCCAGTAGTTTCATTTCTGTGTTTTAAATAACGTTGAGTTCCACTTGTACCACTACCAGTATTTAAACAAGTATGTTTATCTTTATCAACGTAAACTAAATTAGGTGTTTGTTGACCATTTGCAATTCTTTTTTTTAAATAAATATCTTGTTTAATTTCATCTTTAATAAACATTTTATAATCGCCTTGAAGTAAACAAT